CACGGCTGTCTGGGGATAGCCAGGCAGTGTGCGAACGGCATTGCAGCCATCGGGGTTGAGCAGGTTCTGCTGAGCAGAGTTGATGGGAATCTGAACACCCACCGCATCAGCCAGCTGGTACTTGACGCCAGCAGGCGGGAACTGGTAGCCTTCCGCGCGGTAGCGGCGAAGAGCGACGCCAGTCACATAGGGTGACGGCGGGATGTACTGGCCTGAAGCGTTCAGGATGTACGAGCCGTAGTATGCGATGAAACCGAAGGGGTTGAAGTAGCGCTGTGAGTCATCGTAGAGACGGTTCACGTTATCCACGCCAGCTTCGATGAACAGCGCCTGGGGAACACCATTGGTGCCCACACCACGCAGAGCCTGGTCGATGAGCTCGGTGGAAGTCACAGCGTCGAAACGCCACAGGGCGATAGACGGAGTTTCCTGAGAAGTGTAGGTGAAAGTAGTCTGTGAGCCGTACAGCGGGAGGCTGTAGGGAGTCAGGTCTTCACCAGCATTCACGACCACCCAGCTGTAGGTGCCATTGGACTCATACACCACCAGCGTGTCGCCAGTCACTACGGCAGTGGAACCGTCTGGGGCGAAACCAGGAGCGATAACGTCCAGATAAACACCAGCCAGAGGTGCCAGAGCAGCCTGAGAAACCGGAGCAGTGGCGTTAGCCAGACCAGCGGCGGCAGCATAGCCACCGACGATGACGCCTGAAACCAGGGATGTAGCACCGCTGTAGTTTCCACCAAAAATGGGACCGGTAGCAGGCACCAGATAGGACTCAGTCATAAACTCCTGAGCCACGGTCGGAACGCAGAAGAAGTTCTGAGCGCCGGTGGTTGTGACGTTGATGGAGGTGACATTGATCGTCCAGGCGGGGTTGATGACCACGCTGGTGTTGTTCCAGTCGCACTGAGAATAGGCTTGCAGAGGACCCACAGGACCATTCGACTGCACGCGGCAGATGACGGTCTTACCATTAGTCACCAGAGTAGTGTCCACAGCGACGTAGGTGCCATTAGCGGAAACGGGAAGCTGACCAGTAGCAGCCGAGTTAGCACCTGCATTGAGGATGGTGCCACCAGCGTAGTTCTTCAGTTTGGTGTCCACAGCAGTCACGACTGAACCAGCACCAGAGATGGGGTTCAGAGTAGCCGCGGTGAAACTGACGTTACGACCAGTCACCCATGGCGAGGTATAGCCGGAAATGACGGCCTGGGTGTTACCAGCCAGGTTGTAGCCTTCAGCGGAAAGGTCGGCGTAGGCCAGCAGCGTGCTCGTAGCCTGACTAGTATAGCGTGTGCCCACACCCGCAGGGATTTTGGCGCCCAGGCTATCAGTGATAGACCACCTGACTGTGACGATGTCACCCGTAGCAACGGGGAAGTCAACGCCGAAAATGACACCTTCAGTGTCGATGACACCCGTGGCCACACCGTTGTTATACCATTCCCAGGTCAGCGTCGAACCCGCGGCAAGTGCGTTCTCGACCCACACGGGAGGCAGGAACATGACCGCTTCACCTTCAACGTTCCAGAAACCCTGCGAGCCAGGCAGCAGACCAGAAGTCTGGTCGATGGCGGTAGCCCTACCAGAGGCATCACGGGTGACGAACTGAGAGGCGACGGAAGAAATGGCGCCGGTGTTACCGTAGAGGAGAGCGAGAGCGCTGTTTGCTACGGCAGGCTCGAGCAGTTCGAGTTCAGGGAGCCAACCAGCGTCGACGGTTTCACCGTAAGGAGCCACGGTGCCTTCGCCCAGCACAGTAGAACTCTGTGACAGGAAAATGGACAGCGGAGCATTACCCTGTGAGGCCACGGGAGGAGCCGAAGCGCTAGAAGCCTGGTCGTAGATGGAGCTGCTGTCGAAAGCATACTTGCGACCGCGGATGAGCGGGAAAGTGCCGGCCTCGTTCAGCTGAGTAGAACCTTGCAGTGCCGCCAGAATGGTGGAGTAGCCGATGACCGGAGTGGCAGTAGCCACTGGGTCGGACGAAGGCACCTTTACATAGGAACCAGCAGCGTAGTTAGTGGCGCTAGAAGCGACCACGAAGTTATCTGCGTCCACCACTTTCACATAGTAGGCATTCAGTGCTGACTTCGTAGAAGATTTGATCAGGAAGTAGCCAGAAGCCGTGATCATCGGCGCGGTGAAGAACACCTTAACGCCATCAGACAGACCATGAGCGTCGCAGTTGAAAATAGCGACCTGGTTGTAGGTGCCGGTAGGACCAGCGGTGACCTGCAGGGAAGGGTTCAGGAACGCACGGTTGAACATTCCCAGAGTGAACGTGCTTGTGGGATCCTGCAGAGTGCCGGGGAAATGCTGGGTGTTAACCCCATGGGCGCGACTGCGGATGTTCTGAAGCAGGTTCGAAGTCTGTCCGTTAATGGTGACGGGCAGATCGTAGGCGGGGTTAGCGTAGCTGATCTGAGCAGATTCGAGACCCGTGCCCACGCCCACATTGATAGCACCTGGAGGCAGTGTTGCCACCTTAGAAGTGCCGCCAGCGGCTACGACGAAGTTGTAGATCGAAACAGCAGCTGAAGAAGTAGCAGCCAGATAGATCACATTCTTCGGGTAGTCACCAGACAGATTAGTGTCATATGGCGGAGCTACCACGTAGACATTGCCTTGAAGGCTGAAGAAGGGGTTTGTGGAAGAACCGGCGCCACTCAGCACCACTTCTTGAATCTGGAAGTCGACGGGCCAGAAAGTGTTTGTGTCGACGTTGATTTTACCGAACGAAGGCACCAGGGGGGCATAAATAGTGTAGATGCCGCGATCCAGAGCGCCGACCTTTACATCGGGTGCGATGTTGGAGTTGGTCGACTCTTGAATGCCGATTTTAGGTGAACCACCACCGACGATTGTCTGATAGTCCAGACGTGAGAAGGTGACAGAATCGCCGGTCCATTCGTAGATGGCGTTATCCACCAGATACTTCAGACCCTGAACCAGATCGGCAGCTGCCTGGTGGGGGATGTAGTTCTCGTACTTATTGAGATCAGTGACGAGGAAAGGACCGGGGTCAGCCAGTGCCATCCACTTGTAGTTGTTGTTGGCGCAGTGGTCAGCAGCTTTAGCACCCACAGAGGAGCGACCGGCAGCATCAAACTGAGCGTAGGCGGTCGGGGTGATCAAGTAGCCCTGATCCTGCTGGCCGTCAAACGCGGTCTCAATGCACTGGATGTAGTCCTGAGGGACACGTGTAGCATTCGCCTGCAGACCATTGACATTCTGAATGTCGTAGGTGTTCTGTGTGAAAGCGAAAGTGCCGGACACGGGATCGGTCTTTGTGACGATGGTCACGGAAGAGTCGAAAGTTGCGCCTGCGATAGACACGTAGCCGTTCTGTGAGTTGGATGCAGGATCCACGTCATTCACCAGACCGAAGCTACGCACATACACCGAAGTGCGAATGCTCGGGTTGCTTTCGATAGCAGCAGCCACAGCGCTTGAGATGGCGGCAGAAATCTTACGGTTGTTGACCTCATCACCAGCCACGTAGTTCACGGGGATGACAACGGGGACACCTAGCCATTCGCCGCTGGCGGTATAACCGGTAGAACCATCGCCAGCCACCAGACGGGTGCCGTTCAGGATCATCTGAACGTAGACCTTATCGCCAGCCATCAGTGAAGAGGGCAGAGCAGCGGCACTGCTTTTCGAAGCTGAGGGGAAGAACTCGACTTCCACAATGCTGTTCGGAGTGCCTACACGAACCACGCGAAGGTCACCGACCTGAGCATTTTGGAAAAACTCGTTAACGCAGTTGTAGCTCAGCAGGGGAATGCGGTCGGTAGGAACCGAACCACCCACCAGAACCCGATAGTCAGCTAGACTTGTTACGGGGATGGGCTTGTTAAAAGGAAAAACTGTGACGGGGGCCGACTCTGGTGCTTCGACAAGCATGTAAACGGTGCTAAAGCTAGCAATAGCAGCCGAAGCACTCAGGCCCGCCCGTTCGTTCAGGAAAACGCCAGGAGCGCCGGGTGTGTCACCACCCATGGAAAATGTAGCCATTTTTAAACCTAGTACGCCCTCTTTTCGGGCACATCTAGCGGCAGGACAGTGTCCGCATAGGTCACCGAGGTGGACGTGCTTGGTTTAGTTTTACCCGAACTGCTTTCCGGTTACTGCCGCTATGCTGTCAGAAGAATACCCGTTGAGCGAGTCTTGAAAAAGTACAGAGTACATCGTATATCGCTCGGCGGCGTCGGCGTACTCTGTTTTCGTGTTGTACGGATAGATTTCGTCTTCCTCATTACCTGCGGTCAGACCGAAAATAAATGAGGTCTGTAGCAGTCCCCCATTAGTTGCGCTTACGTCAGTTTCGATGCCCAGTTGCGCCCCCAGTGGAGGCAGTTCGGTGACATTCCACTGGGGATTGCTATTTAACACGTCACGATATTTCATCGAGTCCGTGTAGAAAAGATAGCCGAGGCGCCGCCAGTTGAACTGAGGTTGGAAGACGACCGTTATCATTGTCCGGGCCTATTTTGTGCGCGAGCCATTAGGCGAGCACCGACGGAGGTGCCGCGGTTAAGTTCAAAACCAGCTGCTTCTGCGACGCGCTTGGCTTCTTTTTCGACCTGAGCAGGGTTGCTTGGCACGAAAGGGTTGTTGTCACTGTCGGTTTTACGGTCCAGCTTTTTACGGACATCGGTTTCCACAACCTGCTTTTCTACAGCTACAGGCGCTTCCACTGGTTCCTCAGTTAAGGACTCGACCTCTACGTTAATGGGGGTTTTATCACCCACCTTTTCAGGAGAGGGAGTGCGCTGGAGATCCCCGATAACGGGTTCTTTAGCGTTTGACTTTGAGCGTGTTGTCATGGTTACTTAGGTTTTGAGAGAATGTGTTTCCAGGCTATTGGAACGATCTGTTTCAGAGACTTATCTGGAATGCCCATCCATGGGCGCGCGGGCATTTTTGCCGTGCCGCTTTGGTGGTAGCGGCCATATTTGGTTGTTTTGACGTCGAAGCCGTCACCTCTTGGCACGATTTTGGCCGTGTCCTGCATTTTGCCGGTTGCCCGGAGAATCGGTTGCCCAGGATAGCGTTTCTGTTTCCACTTCCTGTAGCCACGGCTCAGAGAAGCCCATGGGCGACCTGTAGTAGGATCTGACTCCTGACGCCAGGGAACCGCGTGGTCTTTCAGCAGAATTGGCGCCCATTCTTTCTGGGTGGGTTTCCACCATCCCAGATTTATTTTTGGCAACTTCTTCATCTGAAAGCTAATCATCTTTTTCTCCTCGACGCTTTTTTTGCTTCATCAGCTTGCCTTTCATGGAAGTCATTCATTACCGAGATCATCACCAGGATTTTGCTGATTGGTTGTGACTCCAGCCAGTCGATTGAACTATCCCAGCGCTCTTTGCAGAGGTGGAAGGCAGTTTTCAGCCAGTTCTCCACAGTGAATAGGCGTTCTTCCAGGAGGTTTTCAGTGATCCATTTGACTACGGTAGTGAAGCGCTTCGCAGGAATGCGGTCAAGGAGCTCATCATCCGAAAGCATAAGTCTGGTGACAAGCTCCATGAAAGAGCGTTTCTGCTGCCGAAGGATCTGACCTAGATAGAAATCCTTCGGTGTTATCTCCCTGAAATGGAGTGTGATCTCGTCGGAGCACACGATCAGGTAGGTGAAGTCCTCTAGGTCAGTGACTGTCAGTTTGGGTCTTCGTCGTCCCCGTTCGCTTTACCGACTAGATCGCTGAGTTTACGGAAATCTTTGACGCCGAGGTCGAGGATTTCGTCATAGGTGATCTTGTCTTCGCCGACGATTAGACGCTCGATGATTCGGAGACCTTTTTCGATGTCTCCGGCCTTGGAGAGTTCTTTCTCTAGATAGATGAGATCACGTCCGGTCATTTCCCGGATCACGATCTCACGACCATCAGAAATGGTAGTGGAAAAAGTTTCGAGTTTAGGGAAAGGCGCTGGAGTAGATTTTTTCACCGGTGCCGCAGTAGCTTGTGCGGCGTCATCAGACAGTGTTCGCATGTTGTGTGGTTAGTGGTGCTAGGTTAGTTTTACCCCGCATAGCGCTTCTGCTGGGCTTTTTGCATGTTTCGGATAGCTTGAGGATTTCTTTTCTTACCTCTATGCGAGTTTGCTTTTTTCGCGATTGTGTCCGGATGCTGGCCTGGCATCCAGTTTTCATCGGGCGGACTATGAAACATCCGCGTTTCCCCTGTTTCTTTGTGGTGAAATGTTTTCTTTCCTTTGTTTGTTTCTGTTTTACCTAGCGATTGGCTTATTTTGACCTGGTCAGGAAAACCAGGCATCCAGCCATCACCTGGATGACTTCGTCTCCAGATCAGTTCGCCTGTGTCTGGATTATGATAGGCTTTAGTTCCTTCCCGCGCTTTTGCTATTTTTTCACGGGCTTCATCAGAATAGTCATTCCCGAAATTAGGATTTAGTTTTCCTGACTTACCGAACATGGGGTTTTCAGGACCGAACAGACCTTCGCTGTATAGAAATTTAGTTGAAGTCTGATATGATTGATTGACGAACTGGGGATCTTCTACGACTTTGAACACCCGTTGCCACCTCATTTCAGCAGCTAGCGCTCCTTCTGCAGTCCTAGAATATTCTAGGATGATTTTATTTGTTGGATGAAAACTTTCATCTTTGAAAGATCCTAGATAGCTATCATAGGGATTTTCGCTACTATGCTTACCCACATAGTCTCTTCCGATAGAATTATCTTCGAAAGATAGATAAACTACATGAAACACTATTCCATGAAAATCAGATGATTGAGTTTTACCCTCAGGGCGAAGAGACGGGCTTC